GTTCTATGTTCTGCTCTACTACTATCTTGCCAATACCTGTACCATATATAGCACTATTGATAAAGACTTCACAGATGGCATCTTTGACACCAGTCTTCTCTAAATCTTCTTGTAGGAGGTTGCGTACATACTCGGCATCACTTGGGTCCTTATCGAGCATGTCATCTTTAATATCGAACCACTTGCCTCTACCGAATGTAGCTTCTTCTAGCTCTGCAACTGATGATTCTACTGCTTGTTGTAGAGCAGGGGATATAATTCTTGACTTTTCAGAACTTCTAGTCCTGTCTTCCTGTAACCAGATGCCTCTCCAGAGACGATAATACTCATCCCACTTGGTTACATAGTTCTGGTCACGATGATTTCTCCAGCTTTCTAGCCTATAGTTGAGCCAGCCAGCTAAAGCTTGGTATTTAGTTTCTTTATTTTCAAACATTATGCCTTCTAGTAAAAGAAAATTCCTTAGAATAAAGGATTAGGAGCTGAGTATAGCACAGAATCAAGTCCTATGGGAACTATTTATTGAATTACCTACAAAAAAAGGCGGATAAACCGCCCTTAATTAGTTTTAACTATTTGTTACTTTTTATCGACAAACTCGTATAACTCTTCTGCCTTGTTTTTTATATCTTCTATAGAGTAAGAAGCTGGTAAAAGTGACTGATAGAAATCAACAGTATCTTCTCCTTGTTTTACTGCAGTTTCCCAAGCTTGCGCTGCAAGTTCTTGGTTTTTAGTAGCTTGTTCTTGAAAATACTTTTGAGACATTTCCAATAGTTTAAATCTTAATTCAAATGGATTAAGTGACATAATTTTCTCCTGTGTTGTGTGTTATGTGTAGTGTAGAGTTATTTCTACATGCGTAGTTTAACATAAAGTATAGCTATTAGGGAACTATTTGTTAAATTACCTAGTATCCTGCAACTTCATCCATCGGTTTCCAGTCATCATCCATATCTATAGAGTAGGCGAAGTCCGCTATTGATACTTGGTCTATATAGGCAAGGCTATCTAGCAAGTCGTCATGTGAAAGATGGTTAGGAAAGTCAAGCATCTGAGAAATAAACACTTTCCAGTCTTTATCTTCATTGAAGGTTATCTGTCCATGCTCCATCCTACCTTGTAAGGACCAAGTAATCCTCTCTGTCTTCTTCTTTCCACCATGTCTAAGTTCATCTATATGGACAAACCTGTTTTCAGTCCTCATTTCATCTTCTAGATAAGGCATAATAGCATTTTTCAAAGAACCTGTCTCTATACCTACTGTTGTAGCTTGATTTACTTCTGCAGCTTTAAGGATTTTCTTGGCTGTGTCCTTAATTCCCCACCTTCCGTGCATAATATCCTTAACCCACCACTTATCTCTATCTATTTTAACGATTGCGATGGAAGTTTCATCTAATTTAGAGCCTTTTAGTCCTCTTTCCTTTTCTACAGCCTCAAATCCTGCTGGGTCTACAGCTATTACAAAGTTTCCTTCTTCTGGTTCTATTCCTGTAGCGAACCACTCCTCCTTAAAGATACCTCCAGAGAAAGTTTCAAAGCTTGCTTCAAATTCCTGTCTAAAAGCCATTGACGACATGGACTTTTTAGCAGCTTGTATCTCTTCTGGTTCTATATAGGGGTTGTCTATAGATGTATAAGAGAAAGTTTCCCAATCATCATCATCCTTAGCCTCTATAAACAAGTCATAGAAGTGATTTTTCCCTGCTGGTGTACCTATAAAGAGAGCTTCACCACGAACATCTGCTAGAGTAGGTCTTAAAATCTGTTCCCATACTATAGGTTTCATCGAGGCGTACTCATCTAGTACGACAAACGATAATCCTACGCCACGCAGCGTATCTGGTCTATCACTTCCCTTGAGAAATATCTTTCTATCATTGATTAAAGTTAGCCTAGCGGTGTTCTCGTAGGCATCTTTGATGACATCTGCTCCTAGTTCCTTGAGCATAGTCCACATAATGTCTTTGGATTGTTGGAATGTTGGACCAACATAGAATACATCTTTACTATCAGACTGTAAAGCTTTGATTAAGAGTAACCAAGCAGCTAATCTGGACTTACCAAACCTTCTTCCAGCAGCTACTATCTTAAATCTCTTAGGGGAATTGAATATCTCTAGTTGAGCTTCATGGAGTTCTACATTAATCTCTGCCATCCGAGCCTTTCTGAACGAGAGGTATAATCTCTAAAGATTTTCTCTCTTATTAAATATAGGGATTTAGGTTTAATATCTTCACCTATAGGAGCGAAGGGTTGAGGATTAAGTTCATTATCCTTTATACATTCCTTTATTCTTTTAGGAGTTATCCAGTAAAGTCTTTTGTTAGTAACATACACCCACCAAGTAGCTTTAGTAGCTTGGATTCCTGAAGGTTCTCCTCCATAAGAATATTCTATAGCTACATTCCCTGTTTTATGGGACATCCTATCACTCTTTACTTCTATTCCTATTTTCTTCTCAGGAATATAAATATCCCACTCCTTAAAATAACCATCTACTCTATAGGCTTCTGGATACTTACGCTGAACTCTTTTTAAAACTAATTCTTCCTTTTCAGCTCCATAAGCTAAATCACTATGAAAGCTCATCCATCACCTCAGCAACTACAGCTTCCTCAGATTTACCTCTTAATTGTTTGGGTTTGTTTTTCTTAGCTTCTTCCTTGATTTGTTCAGTAGTGCTTACATTAATAACAATACCACCATCATGCTTGCGATGGTTAATCTCTACAGCTTTAGTAGTAGGCACGATTCTGTCCATACACATCTTTAAACAATGAACATCCCCCTTTAAAGCTCTATCTATTATAACTTGAACAATCTCAGGTCCTCGCTCCGTTAAAAGCTCTCTAGATAATATAGTCCACTTATTCATAGAACCCTTAGGTCTACCATGAGGGTTTAAAGCAGGCATACCTTTATACAAAGCAGGATTACCTTTATTATTCCTTCTTCCATCAGTTGATTTCAAAACAAACTCCTTAGTTAAATAAGAAGAAGTATAACATAAAAGATAAACATTAAGATTATTATTAAAGAAATAACATAAAGAAAACAACTCACTCTACACTACTTAAGTAGACTTAAGTCTACACGAATGTAGAGTAAGTTGTTGTTGATACTTGTTTAGTTTGCTCCTAGTGTCTTTTGAAAAACATCTTAATAATAATCATAATGTTTCTCTTCAGTTTTCACTATAGTAACTGCCTTAAGTGGATAACAACAGTCCTCCTCTGTGTCTCGTGTTATCTTAAGTAGCCAAGTCTGAAGGCTAGATTGTAGCATACTTTTCTTGTTTTGTAAACCTTTAGTAGCAAATCTATTAAAAGATAGTTCTAAGAGGTGTCAGGAGAACCCAAATCCTCTCTCATCTGGAGATGATTGTTTATTTATTAGACTGAAGTGGCTAACGGGTCCCCCCGTATAGGCTGGTTAGACTGTAGTAGACTGATGTGGACTCAAGTTTGACTGGTATCCTTGAAGTTCGTGTGTATAAGAGAGTGATAGTGGTACAGAGACTATTACAATCCTCTTTGAATTGATTGAGATAAACATCAACATCAAAAGCAATTAAGCCATACTCTAACCACGGAACCTCGCATACATTATCTTAGACATTCTAGTATCAATTACTAGGCTATTGAAACCTAGTAACTGATATGTTAATAAACAAACAACACGCTAGACATGGACTTCGTACTTACTTCCGTACTATGTTCGTTTAAAAACAATCTAAATAAATATAAATAATGATAGAAAGCGTATTACCTAAGCGTTATAAAAGTTTCATCCCTCAGTCTTCCTTCAATCCTTGCACCTACACATCCTCAAGTAAACCCACACGATGTGTCAAGTCACAGCAAGCGTTCCCTGTCGCATCGGAGGTTGACTTGAGTCTGCTTCGGTGCGTTCTATCAGTCGCCTTCGGGTGAAACTTTTATAACTTATAGGATAATACTATTATGAAAAATTTAAATGATAAAAACTTCGATACAGCAATAGATGATGATAATGTTACTGCTTCTCAACATATTACTGAAGTTGCTTTACTTGATGATAACCAATCTGACTTTGTTAATAAATTCTTAGTTGAGGGAATGGTTAGAACTTGTGATTATATGGTTAAAAATAATAACCTAGCAATCAAAGGTTTTGAATCAGCCATTGACACAGAGTTCCGTAACAATCCAGAACAACCATCTGAATCTGTTATTGTTAGAGAGGGTAATAATATCTCTAGAAAACAACAACAGAACTCAGAGTGGCTTGCTACTAGAGATGTTATTGTTAAACAAATCAGAATTAACTATCCTGATTGGGTACTTGGTGGTTCATCATCAAACACTTTGTCTAAAGCACAGAAAGATAAATTAGTTGCTGAGGCTAAGAAACGTGTTGCTACTAAGTAACTTTCTAATAATAGAGAGTATCATTAATTTGGTACTCTCTTTTTTTATTTCCATTTCTATCGGTATTGACAAAGAACAGTCAATGATTCTTTGTTTAAAAGCAATGGTAGGTTATTCCTTATATTATTTTATGTACACCGACCTATTGCTGGAAAGGATTAGACTGGGAAAATCAAGGAGAAATATATGTTTGATTACAACAATAATATAGGTAAAACACTTGATGATATTATTAAAGATGAATCATCTCATGTTTCAGAACCTATGGATAAAGAATCTGTTAGACAAATCGTAAAGAGAAACATTGATAACTCTATTAATGACACACCTTCTTATCCTTCTGATTATAAATATAATCAACCACTTGACTTTAATTAAAGGAGAATAATATGTTTCCATACTATGAAGTAATAGTACACGGAGTTAGAATAAAACTTCCAGTTATTAATGGAGCCGATGAACCGTGGGTTTCACAATGGAAATCATTAGACTATGCTAAAGGTATTGCTGATGATTTTCTTAGATATGGCTTTCATTCAATAGAAGTTAGAGATACTTTCGATGGCTCTATTAAATATCTTAAAACAATAAAAGATAAGGAGGAACTCAATGCCAGAATTTCGTGATGAATGGGGAGAATTAGAACACCCTACAAAGAACACTAAGTTTCTAGAAAGAGATAACTTGTATGACGCTATGCAATACTTGGATGAAACTATTAACAACAT